GCTGGAAAGCTCAGGCTCTGGGAAATACAATCGGGTCTGGCACGTTCAGGATGTTAAAGATCGGACTGAAATTTTATTTCACGCAGGTAATTTTGTGCGCGATACACTGGGTTGTATTCTGGTCGGTATGAGGCATGGGCATGATACAGTGCTTTCGTCTAAGGTAGGGCTTCAACTAATGCGAGATGAGCTAGAAGATCAGTCTTTCTCGCTCATTATAGAGTAAAATGGCGTTAATAGCGGAGAATATTGATGAATAAAGGCGGCGGTGGCGGAGCAATGCAGGGTGGCTACGGGCATCAACAAGGCCGCTACGGTCAAGAAAACCAGATAAGTAACCATAATGGTTACAACAACGGATATGGTCAGCAACAAAGCGGTTACGGCCAAAGACCGCAATTCCCCTCTAGGGGCAACGCTAAAGGGGGTCTGGGGGGGTTAATGGACTCCCAAGGTGGATTTGGTGGTCGATACAACCAAAGCGGTTACGGGCAACAGCAGGGCGGCTATGGAGGTGGTTACAATCAACAGCAAGGCGGATATGGTCAGCAAGGTGGTTTTGGCGGTAAGGGCGGTCAAGCTCCCCCTCCAATGAGCGGCCTCGGCAATAGCCGTTACGGTGCTTCTCAGCCTATTAATCCTTATCAACCCTCTAGCGGAAGACCGAGCTATGGCGATATGGGTCGATCCGCAAAGGGCGGAATGGGCGGAATGGACCAAGGTCCAAGCGGCGGTGGAGGCGGGATAAGAACCGCTGACTTCCGAGATTCAGACGGTAACGGTCAAGATGATCGCGACCAAAATGGCGGCGGTATGATAAGCGATATGCGCTATAGGGGAGGCTCGAACGACATAAACCCAATTACCGTGGGCGGTAAAGGCGGCAATCAAAAAACAGCTAATGGTGTAGACCCTGACTCTTTGTACTCTGACCCTTATATGGGGAGTAATGACAGGAACATGATGGCGATAGACCCTCGCGCATCGGAATTGCAACCGGTAATACAGCCGCAAAGGACTGGGTTTAGTCAAAATACTCTAGGCAATCGAAATATGCGCCAACAATTCAATCAACCACCAGAACAGATGATGCGCGGCATTGGAAGTATGTATAGTGGCCGTAGGCGTTAATAACGGAGAACAAAATGGCGTTAACCAAGTTACAGTTTTCTCCCGGAGTTAACAAAGAAGGCACCGATTATACTGCTGATCAGGGTTGGTATGACGCCGACAAGATTAGGTTTAGGCAGGGTCGCCCTGAAAAAATAGGAGGATGGCAGAAATTTACAACTAATTACTTCTTGGGAGTAAGCCGATCACTGCACCGATGGGCGTCATTAGCCTTTACTAAATATATAGGAATAGGCACTACCCTTAAGTTCTATATAGCAGAAGGCGACAGCTTTAACGACGTTACGCCAATAAGATTGACAACCTCAGCAGGTGATCCAAGATTTTCTGCAACTAACGGTTCGTCCGTAATCACAGTAACAGAAGCCAATCATGGAGCGACTGTAAATGACTTTGTAACTTTTTCAAGTGCGGCCTCACTTGGCGGAACTATTATAGCCGCAGTATTAAATCAAGAATATCAAATAACATCAGTATCAACGTCAAGCATCTACACCTTTACCGCAAAAGACACTTCAGGGGTTACCTTAACCGCTAATGCAAGCGACACGGGGGATGGAGGATCTGCAACCGTTGGAGCCTATCAAATCAATACAGGCCTTAATGCTTACGTCGCAAGCACAGGGTATGGCGTGGGGGCATGGGGTTTTTCGGGGTTTGGCTCTTCTAGCGGAATTAGTTCAGCAAACCAGCTAAGACTTTACAGCCAAGATAATTTTGGCGAAGATTTAATATTCAATGTTCGAGGTGGTGGTATTTATTATCATGACACTTCAAGCGGTTTAGATGCTAGAGCGGTAAGCTTAGATGCAATCTTAGGAGCATCTAACGCTCCAACAATTGCTCTTCAAGTAATGGTATCTGACATTGACCAGCATGTTATTGCTTTTGGTGTTAACCCTTTAGGCTCTTCGGACATTGACCCTTTGTTTATTCGTTTCTCAGATCAGCAGAATGCAATTGACTGGACACCCACTGCAACCAATACTTCAGGCGGAAGACGGATTAATTCGGGGTCAATCATTATTGGCGCTATTCAAGCGCGAGAAGAGATACTTGTATTTACAGACGTAAGCTTGCATTCAATGCGATTTATCGGCGGTCAGCTTGTATTTAACATATCAACAATAAGCACAGATACATCTATGATTTCACCTAATGCGGCTGTTAACTCCAGAGGTTCGGTGTTCTTTATGGATGAGGGTGGATTTTATGTTTATAACGGGTCTGTTCAGCCTTTGCCTTGTTCAGTAAAAGATTATGTATTTTCTAATCTAAACGTCGGCCAAGCGTTTAAAATATTTGCCGCTGAAAACTCCGCGTATTCTGAGGTAACGTGGTATTACCCTATAGGAACAGGCGCAACGGAAATAACAAATTATGTTACTTTCAACTACGAGGAAAACCTTTGGTCTATAGGAACCCTATCTAGGGGGGCGTGGTTTGATTCTGGTCTAGGCGGCTACCCTCTAGCATCATCTATTATTACCGAGACAAATGAAAATTACTTGTATGAGCATGAGTATGGGTACGACGCAGACGGACAGGCATTAACCGCTTATGTAGAGTCAGGTGACCTTGAGATTGGCGACGGTAACGTCTTTATGTTTATGAATAGAATTATTCCGGACTTTTCGTTTAAAGGAAGCGACCCCTCTATTACGATGACCATTAAAGGCAGAAATTATCCTTTGCAGGACGCAACAGTTCTTGCCTCTGCCATTGTTACCGAAAGCACAACTCAGTCTAATGTAAGAGCTAGGTCAAGGCATCCAATTATTCGCGTCGAAAGTAGCGGTGAAGGATATGGCTGGAGACTTGGAACTTTGAGAGTCGATGTAAGACCCGATGGAGGGCGATAATGGCTAGAGTCAAAACCCCACTGCCAGTTCCAACGGTTGAATATAGTCAACTTAACGAGGCGGCTACTCGCAGAACGCTAGAATTAGCCTTGGCAAATACAGATATTGAAATTGAGCTTGCAAAAAAGCAAAGCGACAAAACAGGTTCTTTAGCTTTGCGTAGATTCCAGTTCTTATTGATGGGTGCCTCATGAGTGATGCGATTAAAATCCTTGGCCAGTTAGATGTATTAGCTACTACAATCACTGTTTTATACACAACGCCCAATCTTGCACAGACAACGGTTAGTTCCCTTGTTATATGTAACAGGTCAGGTAGTGCAATCACATTCAGAGTCAGCGTTCATGTTGCAGGGGCAGGTGCCGACGATAAGCAGTTTTTATTCTATAATCAATCACTCGCGGCTGAGACAACTCAGACCGTGGTAATAGGTATTTGTTTAGGACAGAATGATGTCATGAAAGTATACTCAAGTGCGGCTAATGTAAGTTTTAACCTTTTTGGCGTGGAGACTAGCTAATGAACAACCGACAACAACCCAATCGACCAATGCAAAGCATGGCAGAACAAATGGCAACTCATGGCCGATATGGGGACAGCATGCTTGTTCACATGAATCCGGTGGAAGTTCAGGGTTTAGCGTCATTATCCCCAACAGGTTCTTTAACAACAAATCCTATGACTGGACAGCCAGAGGCTTTCTTGCCTTTCTTGTTACCTTTGCTTGGTAGTTTGGGCGGTAGTGCTATGGCAGGCGGCGCTTTAGCCACCAGCCTTGGACTTGGTAGTCTTGGCGCTACAGCGATGGGCGCAATCGGTTCTGGCCTAGCAACAACAGCCGTTACGGGTGACATTAAAGAAGGTTTGATGGCAGGTATTACAGGGTTTGGCTTGGGTAAAGTATTTGAAGGCGCGGCGGCTCTTGGAAGCTCTGATGTTGCATCAGCGGCAACCGATCTGGCAAATGTAGCCCCCGATGCCGCCGCTTTGGTGGCAGATCAAGCTGTATCAACAGGCACAACTGCGGCTCAGTTAGGTTCGGAACAAGCCGTTAAAGATGCTCTTGCCGCACAAGCAAATGCAATAACTCAAGCCCCTGCACTTAACGCGATGCCTGCGGGTCAGTTTGGGCCTGCTTCTGCTAACACCGGCTCTGAAGCCTTTAGGCAAAGCACCCTTGATGACGCATTGTTTGATGCAGGACAGGCAGGATCTGCAAGCTTTAAAGCAGACCCTGCTGAGTTTATGAAAAACTTTGGTAAAAGCGCAATGACCAAAGAAGCTTTAATCCCTATTGCCGCAGGAGAAGGCATGCGGGGTCAAAGAATGGCTGAAAAAGATAATGAAGCAATGGCCAGAAGGTATGAAGAAGAAAAAGCCGCAACATTAGCTCGCTCTACCGCTGTCAGAGATTCTGCTATTCAGTTAGCTCAAGATGACTATGGCACCGCGTCCTATGGTGGTTATGCCGGTGGCGGCTTAGTGTCATTAAATCCTAGCGAGTACGCACGACAAATGAATGGTGTGCAAACCGTTGGTATGGCAGTCGGTGGCCCGTCAGAGATGGGCATGAACTTTGGTGGCATGGGTAATTTTAACTTTGGCCGAGCAGGAGCAGGAGTGCCTGCAAAAACTCAGCAGACTTTACGCGCGCCCAATGTTGTTACCTCTGAGCAGTTAGAAAAGGAAGCGGCAGAACTTGTTGCTCAAGGAAAAGACCCTAGAGCAGGTTTTACTAGTGAAATTAACTATTTCAGGAAAACGCCCGAAGAGGCAGGTCAGCCTGTTCCTGATGTTCCCCCTCCTAGTGGCGGAAGCGTAGATCCATCTAACCCTGTAGATACTGGGCAAGGTCCAATATCTATCGGAGGAAAAGGTGGAAACTTTAATCCAGCCGACTTTATGGAAAGTGCAGGTTCAACCGGCCCTGCAACGGGCGGAAGGCAAGGCGAGCGGCCTAGTTTTACAATGTCAGATATGGCAGGCCTTATGAGCGGAAGTAGCCCATCTTTAGTTGACGAGTCAGTCACTGCGGAGGAAGTTGTAGCTGGGAAAGGTAGCGCCAAAGAAGCTATTGATAGCATTGGAATTCAGGCACCAATCGTTCCTATTTATCAGCCCGATCCTATCATGCCTGTAATGGCTCCAAAGAACTATATAGATCCTGCCTCTTTGTATTCTGACCCTGATATGGGTGGAAACCCTAACGCAATGGGAAGAAAAGTCCAGAGGCGATTTGCCGGTGATCAAGCTATAAATATGGAAGCAGGCGGAATTGCTTCAATTGATCCGCAGAACATGGCAATGCAAGAGCCTCTAAGCATGGGCGGACAGCAAACTCCAATGATGGAAGATGCCGAGGTTATGCAGGTAGTAAGTCAGGTTGCAGAAGCTTTAGCTCAGGGAATTACTGTTGATAAATTGCCTCCCGCGCTTATTGAGAAAGTAAAAATGGCAGTTCAGTTATTTGGTGAAGAGACTATCCTCGCGCTCATTGCAGAGCAAAGTCAACCACAGCAGGCTCCAATGTCTCCACAGGGACAGCCAAGCCCAGAGTTTCAAGGTGACGCCTCTATGACAGGTCAGTCGTATAACTTCCAAGAGGGCGGCCCAATACCGTCAAGTCCTGAAACTCAGCTAATTGAGCAAACTATAGCCGCTGTTTTAGGGAAACTTCCGCAAGAGGAAGCTG